AAAATGACCTGCCTGTGGATGTCTTTTATTCCTTGCAACTTTTGACTTGGGTGATGTGAGATCAATTCCTATGGTCTCCCAGTTATGTATTCTACTCCACTTCAGACCAGTCAATTGTCTTGCACAATCAAATGATATCTGATCCCTATTAGATCCTATCTTACTATACTTCCACCACAAATCATGAAACTCTTTCATCTCATAATCGACTTGTCTCCATAAACAAGTCAGTACAGGTGAGCAATACTGTTTGAAATCATAATCAACTTCTCTCAATGCATCGACAAGTTCAATAAACTGTTCTCTCGTATTAAAGTTAGCACCAAACCCCTCCATGACTTCATTATGGAAAGTAAATCTATGTGGGTGCAGCATGTGAGTCAATGGCACCTCTTTTAGTACTGCTTTACTCTTGTCCACCCATTCTTTAGTGTGAACATAGCATCCATCTAACCATACTGTCTTAGTTCCATCAGGGAATAGTTTATGGGGACACAACTTTGCAAAAGCAGATAACCTTCTAGGGTCACCATCCACTTCATCATATACAAAGTCTGGTATGTCTCTGAATTCCCATGCTCCTTTCTTCTCTACCTTTCCATCCGTAAAACAAACATACTTTACATCAGGATCATAGTACATGTCATCTGGTATGGTATCATAGTAATTTGTTATGCTAGTATAAATTATTATCTGATCCATCTCTGGATTGTCCCACTCAATAGCATACGAATAAACACCAGCATCACCAAAGAAAGGTTGACTTGTGATACGATCTGTGCCTGATCTAAAATATTTTTTCCAATCATATAATCCAGTAACTTGAGTAAGAAAATCAACAAACTCAACAACATCTACATCTTCTTCATGGTACACATAATCACCACTCCTATTGTTCCACCACTCACCCTCAGGACTTGCGTCAGAAAATTTATTAATAATATCTCTTGAGTAAACTGTATCACTTTTTTGTGCACACAATTGATACGCAACAGCAAATGATAGTTGATCTCTTACACCACCCTTATTGTACCATTCCCACCACATATTATTGAACTCATGATCGTTCCAACTTCTCCAAATAATAGTGCATAAGGGTGAAAAATATTTTTCAAAATCAAATGTTGAGTCAGCAAGTTCAATTGTAAATTTCAACACATCATCTGGATCTACCCATCCCCTCTTCACATACTCTGCACACTCCTCCAAGTACGAGTGTTTGTGTGGGTGTTCCATGTATGTAAAATTACCCCTACCAATTATCTCCTCGCTTATTTTTTTGAAATCATCATTAAGTAAATGTACTTTTGATGCATCGATGTACACACTAGGTCCGTCAAAGGGACATAATATTTTATCCTTTCTACTACTTCTTATAGGATCACCAAGATCTTCTACCTCTGTAATAACCTGCACCCATTCTGGTGCTTGTAAATCTTTAATATAATTATTTGAGTTTATTGTATAATAAATCATAACACTCCACTCTTTTGCATAAGAAATTCATGATCATACTTTGTATATAGTTTAGGATGTAGACCTGTAATTTTTTTCAACTCTTGTAGTAATTCATCCTTTCTCTGGTACTGTTTTAGATCTCCTCTCTGTGGATGTTTACCTATTCTACCAAACTTATTATGATAACCCAAAGGTATACCTGCTTGTTCTCTATTCTCAATGATTGATGGTATCACATCTGATTCTTTCAGTGCCATATCAAGTGCAATTTGATCTCTATTACATCCTATAAGTGACCACTTGTACCATGACTCATTGAACTTATTGATCTCTGGTGATATAGTTCTCCACATTATAGTGCCAAGTGGACTACTATATTTTTTGAAATCATACCCTGCATCCTTCAACTTCTGTGTCAAAGTTATCGCATCATCAAAAGAAAAGAATGCACACATGAATCCCTCTAATATTTCATCGTAGTATGTGAATCTTGATGGGTGTCTTAGTATAGTGAATGGGAAACAAGTTCTACTATTTCTTAGGAACATAGATGTGTGTTTATAACATGCATCAATCCATATTGTTTTTGATCCACTGGGAAAAAATAGATGTGGATTCGCTTTGGGATAAAATGATAGTCGTCTTGGGCAATCAATATCAACATCTAATTTTATATACTCCCATGGTGTTATAGATGTGTCTATCGTACCATCATGAAAACAAACATACCTTACACTAGGATGGTAGTAATCTGACACCAGATTATCATATCCATTTGTGATGCATGTGTATACTATTATGTCACCTACATCTGTGAATGTATTACTATTGAATGTCCTCTTTTCTACAGGTAATATCTTACGTATGGTATCAACAATATCACCTGTGGGTTCATGTAACTTATACGATTCACCATATGATTTTACTCTGGTGCTCTTAGTCATATCAATGGCAAGGTCTACTCTATGTGCCTTGACAACCAAGAACTCTGCAATAGAACTTGATACTTGATCTCTGTTTACACCACTGTCGTACCATTCTCTCCAGACTTTACACCACTCTGTAACTTGAGGTGTCAATCTCCTCCATATTACACAGTTGATTGTTTGATCATAGAACTTGACTGGAAATTTTATATCCTTGATACGTTTACACATATCAAATATCTCTTCTCTTGTAGAGAAACCATGGTAATATAATTTTTCAAATTCTTTGATTAGAGTTCTCTTGTCAGGGTGTCTTTGGAGAACAAAGTCATGCTCCTCAAAAATAATTTTTGAGTATTCTATCAGTTCATTTGTTATAACATATGCAGCATCAACCCACACCGTAATAGTATTAGGATGGAAGTATAAGTGTGGACAATGTTTAGGATGATAAGATTTTCTTACTGGACACTCTTCATCAATCTCAATCTTTATATACTCCCACCCATCTGTGTCTGGTTTGACACCATCATAGAAACATATAAATTTTACATCTGATTTAGGTGGTGCAGATAGTTTATCATACCCATTTGTAATTGAGGTATAAAATATCATCCATTCAATTGATCTTTTGGTTGTAGTTGTCCTGACAACTCTCCTAATTTTCTATTTGTTACTTCACCTGGTTCACGAGAGAACCATCCAGTCGCTATGTATTTTGATGTATTACCTGTAAGAAATGCACCTCTATGTACATGAGTATATGCTGCAGGCCATAATACTATAGTTCCCTTCTTTGGTTGGAATGATACTTCTTGATGAAAGAAATCAGTAGCACCACCACACTCAACGGGTACATCATTTAGATATATCATCCATGTCAAAACTCTATCACGGTATAAGAAAGCACCATTCTCTGAATGCCATATGTGATACCCACCACCAGAGTTTGTCTTCTGTACCTTGCATGTCCAAGAAGAAACAGGGTCTGATGAATCTAATATTCCTTTCCATTTGCTTGCGTACAATTCAAACGCTCCACCCACTGCCCGATTGACTTCCATCGCAAGAGAAGGATCACAAATCTCAAGATATAATTGTTGATCTTTTCTACCTAAGTCACCTTTCTTTCCAAACTGTTTGCTTCCATCACTTGTAGGTGAGAGTGTAAGTTCTTTACCTGCCACCTCTGTAACTTTGACTTCCTCTATATGTTTTTTACTATACCAAAACTCAAATGAATCTATTATAGCATCACAAAAATCCCACTTGACAAAATTATCAAAGACACCTATGGCACCATGGTCAACCATGCCTGTAAAGTCAGGTTGTTTGTAATCATCTGATAGTACTACTTCAGGCACCATGTTTTGCTTCCTCCTTTCCTTGATTTATGTAAACCGATGGCGGTATTCTACCACAGTATTCATCTAGTTGCATGACTTCTTGTATTTTTACATCAGCACCCTGCTCTCTCCAAAAATCAGTGAGTGCATGGTTACTATTCTTGTGAAAAATTTCTATATGTTCTTCGTGTATGGCAGAACCCATATCTAATCTGTAATTGAATAGTGGTGTAGCATATGATTTACCACTGTCAAGTATCAAGTCTTCGGA